GCCGAAGCACTAGACGTCCGGATCGTACTAACAACGCACGCAACGAAGCGGCGAGCCTTACGGCTCGCCGCTTCACATTGGGGTTCCCCACCTTCGGTTCCCCTAGCCTGAAGGGGAGGCCAGTGGGGTTAGGGGTGAGGTCGGGGAGGGCCGCGCGCACGGCGGCCCGCGCCACTAAATCAACCGAGTCTGCCAGCCTTGAAAGTGGCGCGGGCGCCCCTGCCCGCGGCTCCTCCTCCCCCTATCTCCTGAGCGCAAAGTAGCGCGCCACGCGCAACTTTGCGTTTTCCACTTTCACACTGGGTGCAGGGGTCACCCCTGCCCAAGGAAGCGTGAAACCCACGGCGGGTTTCACTTAAATAAAGTGATTTTCCCCTTACCGCCGCGCAGGCGATTTATTTCTTCATTGACTGTCTGTGGCCAGAATTTGGCTCTTGGTCACAAAAGTTCAGGGATGAACTGTTCATCCTTACGCAACTCGAAATTGCGATGCACAATGCCCCTCGATGCAACACCTCACAACACGCACCGGCGGTGAAAGCGAGACGCAGGCGGGCAAACTGATTCCTTCGTTCGTGATCGAAACCGCCGGTGCGCCCGCCTCCGCGCCTGCCTCGGGCGAAGGCGCCGTCTCGGCTCCCGAATGGATCGAGCTGCTCCCGGCCGGCGTGTTCTACGGACGCGACGGACGCGGGCCGTTTCGTCTCGACGATCCGGCGGCGGTTATCGCCTCCACCACTGCGATGCAGATGAATGCCGGCCTGCCGATCGATTACGACCATGCCACCGACTTCGGCGCGCCCGAAGGACGGCCCGCTCCGGCGGCAGGATGGATTCGCGAGCTCGAAGTCCGCGGGGGCGCGCTATGGGGACGGGTGGAGTGGACCGCGCGCGCGGCGAGTTCGATCGTCGCGCGCGAGTACCGTTACGTCTCGCCGGTGTTCCAATTCGATCCGAAAGACGGAGTCGTGACGCGGCTGCTGCGAGCCGGCCTCACCAACAATCCAAATCTTCATTTGACCGCGATTGCGGCGTCGCGGACAGCGGCGGCCGCCAACGAAACGAAGGACGAACCAATGGAATTTCCAACCAATGAATTGCGCGAACTGCTGAGCCTCGATGGCGACGCGACCGTCGCCGATATCGTCGCTAAAGTGCGCGAATTGCGCGCGGCCGGCGATGCGGCGTCGTCACAATCGACTAGCACGCATGCACACGACCCCGCGCATTACGTCGCGATCGCGGAGTTCGAGCGCACCCTCACCGAGCTCAATGCGCTCAAGAGTGAGCGCGCGCGCGAACGCGCTGCGCATACGGTCGAGGAGGCCATTCGCGCGGGCAAGATCGTCCCTGCGCAGCGCGAATGGGCGATCGCGTATTGCGCCGCCGATACCCGCGGCTTCCAAGCTTTCGCGGCCAAGCAGCCGTCGCTCCTCGGCGAGAATCTAGGTCTCGGTGGAGAGCCTCCGGCCGACCGGCGCGCAGGCGGCGGACTCAACGCGGCGGAGCTCGCGATCTGTGCGCAGCTCGGCCTCAAGCACTCCGAGTTCGTGAAGCGCAAGCGCGGGCGTGCGGACTTCCTGAGCCTCGAACGCGCTGACGCCGATCTTCGAAACGCAGCAGCGCGCAGCGCGGACCTTCGAAACAACCAGGACTAACTCGGCTCTTAATACTGAAAAAGGTGAAAAGATGGCGGCTCTAACCAATGCGCGAAACACGCCCGAGATGGCCGATGGCGGCAGGATGCGCGTTTACCCGGTCGAGGCAAACAGCAACGTTTACCTCGGCGGAATGGTCGCGCTGAATGCGGCCGGCAACGCGGTCCCAGCCTCGGCGACCACTACCGTCGCCAACGCGCTCAAGGTCGTCGGGCGCGCGGAATACGTGGTTCACGGCATTCCGGGGCAGAACGCGATCAACAATCCAGGCGTGGCCGGCGCGATTTCAATCACCGCGCGCAAGGGGGTGTTCCTTTACGCGACCGATGGATCGGTCGGCGCCACCCAGGTCGGGCTGGTGTGCTTCGCACTCGACGACAACAACGTGACCGCTACCGATCGCGCAAGCGGCGCCACCGTGCAGCAATACGCGGCGGCCGGAACCGTGGTCGCGATCGATCCCAGCGGCCAGGTCTGGGTGGACTTCTGGCACCAGTCAACCGCATCCGCATGATGATGAAGTTCACTCGGTAAAAAAAAGAGGAAGAATTAGATGGAAATCAGTTCAGCGAATCTGACCGCATTGTTCACCGGCTTCGACGTCGTCTTCCAACGCGGATTCGAGAAGCCGCCGTCGTACTACGAGCAGATCACCAGCGTGGTACGTTCGGCCTCGCGCCAGACTACCTATCCGTGGCTCGGACGCACTACCAAGTTCCGCGAATGGCTCGGCGACAGAGTAATCCAGGCACTCGAGACGCATGAATACACAATAGTCAATCGGAATTTCGAAGACACAGTGGCTATTGACCGAAATGACATCGAGGACGACACCTACGGCGCCTACGAACCGATCATCGAGCAGCTCGGATGGGACACCAAGGTACATCCCGACATGCTGCTGTTCGCGATGATCAAAGACGCGGTAGCTAATCCCGGCGACGTCGTTGGTTTCGACGGCGTGCCGTTCTTCTCGGCCAGTCATCCGGTCGGCCTGATGGGCCAGGCCGGGACCCCAACGTCGAATATCAACTCGAGCGGGTCGGGCGCGTATTGGTACCTGATCGACGCGTCGCGCGTGATTCGGCCATTCATCTTTCAGCTGCGGCGCGAATACGCAGTCACGCGCATGACCAATGTCGCGGACGAAGCGGTCTTCAACCGCCGGGAATTCCGCTACGGCGTCGACGGCCGCGCCAACACCGGCGTCGGCCTGTGGCAGTTGGCCTACGCCAGCAACACCGATCTCAGCAATCCGACCAACTACGGCGCCGCGCGCGCGGCGATGCGAGCGTTCAAAACCGATGCGGGACAGCCGTTTGGCGCGCTGTCGAGCCGCACCGGCGTCTACCTGCTGGTGCCGCCGACGCTGGAAGAAGTCGCGCGACAACTGTTGAACTCGGAATTCATGGCCGGCGCGGGGGCGAGCGCCAGCGTCGCGACCTCGAACATCTGGCGCAGCAGCGCGGACCTGATTGTCAGCGAGTTCCTGGCATGAAAGCAGTTTTCCTGAACCGGCGTGTCGTGGGGTCCCCTCCTCCCCGCATCGCCGGAGTGCGTGGCCACTCTCCGCGGGCGCAAGTTTGTTGTTCAGCGCCCGCGGAGAGCCCTCTCAGTCGAATAGTCACTTGCGATGCGATGAGGTTACGACAGTGAGCTACGCGACCGCACAAGACATGATCAATCGATACCCTAATCGCGACCTGGTTCAACTGACTGATGAAGATCCAACCGCGACTACCGTAAACGACATCCCGATCACGCAAGCTTTGGCCGACGCCTCCGCCGAAATCGACGGCTACATCGAAGGACGCTTCACGCTTCCGCTGGCCGATCCCCCGGCCGTCCTCAACCGTTTGACAACCGACATCGCCATGTACCGCATGCAGTCGCTCCGGCCTCTGCACGACCTTGAAGATGCGCGCAAACGATATGAAGACGCAGTTGCGATGCTGGTGAAAGTCGCGGCCGGCGAACTCACACTCGGTCTATCAGCAGACGGGCAGGAGCCACCTGTTTCGGAAATGGAAGAGAAAGTGCAAGGACCGAATCGCGTCTTCAGCCGCAAAAAATTGAGGGGCTACTGAGATGGGCGTGATGCTCGACGCAGCGTGGAACGGGTTGGTCTTCACGCCACCGACGCCGATCGACATCGCGACGATCGAAGACGCCATCGTCAGCCAACTGCAATCGCAGATCAACACGATCGAAATCGCGCACTACCCAGATCGTCCCGAGACCTGGCGTTTGACGCACCGCGTGGGCGCGGCGCTCGTGATGTACAAGGGTGCGCAATACGGCGAGCTGCTCGACACCGCGGCGATAATCCAGGAACGCAGACTCGAGTTCGAGATTTCGGTGATAATGCGCGACCTCGGATGGGCGGTCGGCGGAGACGCGTCGGGAGCGAGTCCGGGCGCATACGCGATCATCGAGGGCATCCGCACGGCGTTGACCGGATATGAAGTTCCAGGTTGCCGCAAGATGTCCCCGGTGCGCGAAAAATTCGTGAAGCGCGACAAGCAGGGCGGGGTGTGGACGTACTCGTCGACGTTTGCGCTCAGCACGGTGGCCGTCGAAGCCTCGCCGCCGAACGACTTCCCGCTATTCATCAAGGGCATCGCGCTGGAGGAGGGTGGGCAGACTACCAGCACGGTCGGCGCGGCTGCGTACACGTTCAATTCGAATCTGCAGGTTCAGCTTCCCCAGGGCAACGTGTTTACGGTGAGTATCACCAGGCCCGATGGCGCAGTGCTGATCCAGGGCACGGACTTCTCGATCGATCGCGCGAACGGAATAGTCACAGCGATTCCCGGCGGTGCGATCTCCGCCGGCGAGACCGTGCAGATTGCATACTCATGCGCCGAAGAGGCTATTGCTAGCGCGGGTCAGAGCGAGCCGACTAACTAAACCGGAAAAATCGTAACTCAATCCAACTGAGTATAGGTGATACATGCCAGCTAGTTTCCTGCACGGAGTTGAAGTGATCGAAGTACCTAATGGACCGGTGCCGATCACAGTCGTCAAATCGGCAGTGATTGGATTGGTCGGAACGGCGCCGGCATGGGCGGTGGCCTCGCCGTTAGTGGCGGCATCGATCAATCAGCCGACACTGGTCTCGTCAGCGCTCGACGCGGCAACGTTCGGGCCGCTTGTTCGCGGATACTCGATCCCACACGCACTCGCGGCGATACAGGCGCAGGGCGCGGGGCAGGCGATCGTCGTCAACGTATTCGATCCGACCAGGCATTTTACCGCGATAGCTGCGACGGCATTCACGTTCAATGCGCAGGGAGCTATCAACCTCGGGCACATGGGAGTGTCGAGTGTAGTAGTCACTAGTAATCCAGCAGGTACTACATATGTGGCGGGCACTGACTATACGCTCGACCCGGTGAACGGAGCGGTCACGCTAGTGCCAACAGGATCGGGGGGGCATATCGCGGGCGGCGCCAGCGTTTTGATCGCATTCAACTATGCGGACCCGTCGAAAGTGGTGGACGCCGATGTGATCGGGGCAATCACCGGCGGTGTGTACACGGGGATGCAGGCGTTTCAGATCACATACGGCACACTGGGATTCTTTCCCAAGATTCTGATAGCGCCGGGTTACTCGCAAGACGCCGCGGTCGCGACGGCACTCACTGCGATGGCGACCAAGGTACGCGCGATGGCGCTGGTCGATTCGCCGCCGGCGACATCGGCGGCCGCCGCGATAACCAATCGCGGAGTGGTGGGCAACGGTTTCGCAACCTCCAGCAGCCGGACGATTCTTTGCTATCCGCAAGAAACTTTCCTGGACGCGGGAATTGTGCCGACCGGAGTGACGCTTAGCGCTTCGGGAATACCGCTGACGTCGCAATTCAACGCGAATGCCGTCGGGCCATACTCGCAATGGGTCGCGGGAGCGATGGCGGCGAAAGATCTGGCGCAGGGTTACTGGTGGTCGCCGTCCAATACTCAGGTCGATGGAATGCTTGGGCCTGACGTTCAGCTCTACGCGTCAATTCTCGACGCGTCGTCGGACGTGAACAACTTGAACGCCGCGGGAATCGTAACCGTGTTCAACGCGTTCGGCACGGGCCTTCGGGTTTGGGGAAACCGGAGCGCGGCGTTTCCAACATCGACGACGCCGGACAACTTCATATCGGTCCGCCGCACGATGGACGTGATCGAGGAGTCGGTGGAACTCGCGATGCTTCAGTTCATCGACCAACCGATTTCAAACGCGCTGATCGACGCAATCCTGGCCAGTGCGAACGCGTTCATACGATCGCTGATTCAGCGCGGGGCATTGGTCGCGGGCGCGGCGAGCTTCAACCCGGCGGAGAATCCGTCTGCGCAGATCGCAGCCGGGCAGTTGGTGTTCGATATCGACGTAATGCCTCCCCCGCCGGCTGAGAGAATCACCTTTGAGGCATTCATCGATGTGACGTTACTGCAACAGTTGGGAAATACGAGTCCTATCACCGTGGCGGCAGGAGCGACGGCGTAACTCATCCGGACGCCAGAGGAACAGAATGAATATCCAGATCAACTCACTGACTAACGCGAATATATACATTGACGGGGTCGGCCTGCTGGGCCGGGCTGAAGAAATCGAAATCGCCAATCCCAAGCACAAGATGATTGACTACAAGGGACTGGGGATGGCCGGCACTGCGGAGCTGTGGGCGGGAGTGGAAAAGCTCGAATCGAAGATCAAGTGGTCGTCGTTCGACGCGGAGACGCTCACGATGTCGACCAGTCCGTTTCAGACGCATTCGTTCCAGGCGCGCGGGAACCTTGAGCAATACACCAGCCAGGGACGGACAGCGCAGCTCCCCGTAGTCTACCTCATGACGGGGATTTTCAAGGATGCTGGAAGCCCGACTTTCCGGCAGCATCAAATGGTCGAGACTACTTCGGTAGTAAGTATATATCACTGCGAGCTATTCGTGGCGGGCGTGCAAATATACTTGTACGACGTATTCGCCAATATCTATGTGGTCGGGGGAGTGGATCAACTGAGTACTTTCAGATCGAATCTTGGCGGTTGAGTGACTAATGAAAACCGACGACACGACGGTAAACGGAGTACGAATAGGTGGCGCGGCAGCCGGAGACGAGCAAGGTGCTCGAGCGATCACGCTGCCGTCGGGAGCGCACGCCGAGGTGCGGAAAGGCTACGGGCGGGACCTGATGCGGGCGCAACGGGCGGCGGCGGGGGGGGACGCGAGTGCGGTGGTGTTCGCATTGATTGCAGAGGTAACGCGCGTGGACGGACGCAAGATCGTTTACGAGGATGTGCTCGAGATGGATCTGGCGGACGTTATGGCGTTGCAGGCTGAGGTGATCGACGAAAATTTCGACCGCCCTCCGCAGCGAGCTTCGCAGGCCTCGTCCAATCCGGATTCTCAGTCCAGGAACTGAGCGAG